TTTCCTTCCTAGTTTCTTATGCTTCTGAGTTTTCGGTGGGCTTTTCTTGCTCCCACTCTTACCAGCCCAAAGAACTTTATTAGCCCAGTAAGCAGCAGATAATTTACCCTTTTTAATATTCTTTGCATGACGAGACTTAAATGATTTACGGGCCGTAGAAGAATAGTTATGACCATATCCTTTTTGTCCGTAGTGAATAAGTTTAATTGTATCTCCCTCTTTGGCAAGAACCATCCCTTTCTTTTCTGGACGTGTTGACTTACGAGGTTTATTAAATCCTGCAAATGTTGTACCACGATATTCAATCCTTCCTGATGGTAATCTTTTTACTCCGGGATATTTACTAGTCATTACGTTACCTTTCTATGCCGCCTTACTTTTTTTGCAATAGATTTAGGCTGCTTAACAAATTGCTTTCCTTTTGCTCTTCCTTTTCTTTTAGCTGCCGTAGTCTTAGCATATTCTTTTGCGGATAACGCCTTGATTGCCTTGCTGGGGAGATAGCGTTCACCCGTAGCCTTTGGACCTTGTGTAGAGGGCTTACCACTCTTGGTCCTCCATTTTTGTTTTGTCCAAGCCTTTAAGCTCCTTTGTGATTTTTTTAGTGCCATAATAGTTCCTATTATATCATTAAATGTTTATGTTTACAATGATTTTAAGAAAATAGCCCACCAAAATAATGCAGCTATTCCAAATAAACCTAAGATACACAAAAAAGAAATACCTATTACTTCTACCATAAACTTTGCTTTACGTCTTCTAGCTTCTGCTTCTGCCATTCTTTTTTTCCTTGCCTCTGCTTGAAACTTAATCCAATCATGCCATAATCCGGGTCTACCTGAATATATCATAATTTGTTTTAGTTCTTCTTCTTGCTGTCTTAATTTTTCAAGATGCATAAACTCTTCTAAGTCTGCACCACCTGCACGTCTTTTCTTTTCACCTTTTCTACGTAACTCTTCTGTAGCATTAACATACTTACCTACAGAAGATGCAACATCAGCAATTTCTCTACCATTTCTTATAGCGGTTTTAATAACTGCAAATGCTGCATTGGCTGCGGCTATTTCTGCTAACATTTGCTACTCCACTATCTTAACAATATAATTTTTACCGTCTGGACCTTTTTCTATTTCAACTATTTTATTTTCACAAGAATATCTAACTGTTCCTGTATCTTTATATAAGTTTCTTTCAATAGTACGTTTTGCTTTTAGACACTTTGAAATTTGTTCAAAGGGTGTATGTTCTGCTACATTACCTGAAAGGTATAATATTAATGTTATTGTTTCAGTGACCATTTGTCATTTTCTCAAGACGTGCTTCTATTGCACCTATACGTTTCTCATAAAACTCTAATGTTAATTTTTGCTGCTGGTCATGTGGTGCTCTGCCCTCATCTATCTGTGCAGTTAGTTCGTCTAGCTGGTCAGCAAGATGTTCTATTAACATAAACTGCTCAGAATCTGCAGGAAGACTGCCCATTTCACCACGAGGCCATTTAATTCTAAATTCTGTATTATGTTCTAAGTCTGCTTTCATCATTGTAATATTAGTTTCAATTTGATTAAGTCGTTCTATTATACCAAAATATGCCCATGTTGCCAAGGATGCAGCAGCAACCATACTTATAATATTACGAAGTGGTAATGCAACTTCTGTATTTTCATTAAGTTTTGCAGCCATTAACTAGTATATCCACCACCAGCTTTCTTATAAGCAGAAGCCAACATTTGAGCTTTTCGAGCACTCCACTGACCCGGAGCACCACCTTTTCCACCTGCTTTAATTCGTTCAAATAATCTTTTACGCATGGTAGGTTTAGTATAGTTACCTGCTTTATTTACTGTAGATTTAGATTTAGGGCGTTTACCAGATTTTAATTCTATAGTACTTAATGTTTTAGCTTGACTTGCATGAGACTTAGAAGCTTTCTTTAAACCTTTTATAACTTTGTTAAGTTTAGATTTAGGATTACCGCCAGCAGATAAAGCTCTTATACCTTTTCTAGTATAAGAGCCTTTACCTTTTTTAGGTTTTACTATTTTTGGTTGGTATAATCTGTTAGCTAAAGACTTAGCTATAGGATTACGAGATTTAGTAGGTTTTTTCATTTGCCTTACTCCCTTTTATTTTTTAGGTTTACGGGCTGCTCCAAAACCTTTTACTTGACGTGCAACCTTACCATTGCCTACTGAGCCACCGCCTTTAAGTAAAACTTTTTTATATTTTTTAATTGCTGGTTTAGCTTTAAACTCTGGATGAAGAGGTGGCATTTTAGGCATAGGTTTAGGCTTACCTTTAAATTTAGGATTTGCTGGTGGTACTTTAGGCATAGGTACTGGTTTACCTACTAACTTACCATTTTTCATTTTTTTAGTTGGAAGCTTTTTACCTTTACTTTTTCTTGTTTTTATTTCAGTATCTCTTTCTTTTGCTTTTTGTAAATAGTCCATTTTTGGTTTTGGTTGTTTCTTTATTGTAGGCATAAGTGCAGGTTTAATCTTTCCTTTCATACTGTCTAATAAACCGCCTACTTCATATTTAGCAGCAAGTCTAGGATTCATTTTCATTTGTACTTTTTCTGGTAGTTTAGAAAACCCTTTAACTTTTTTAGGAACATTTTTAGCACCTACGTTTTTTTCAGCAGCACGATTAGATGCTTTAAAGTATTCAGGATTAGTAACCATATTTTTCTTTTTTACAGGTTTATATCCCGATGGACCTTTTATCATACGTTGTTTTGATCTTTTTCCCGGTGTACCACCTACCCTCTTTTTAGCAGTTCCTTTTAAAAGACTTGTTGCTTCTTTTGTTGACATTCCTTTTGGAATTTCATAAGTAGCTTTCTTACCACCAATAGTAATATTAACAAGACGTTGTGTTTTTTTACTATAACTACCATCAAACTTTTTAGGCATAGTACGAGTAGTCATATCTGAAAAAGGACCACGTTTACTACCTGCACCAGAAGGAGCTTTTGTTACTGGTTTAGCAAACTTACGACCCGGACCACCCTCTTTAGTTTTAGGACGAGGCTTTGGAACAGTTGGCGTTATTTTTGAAACTGATGGTTTACCAGATTTTTCTTTTGTTGTTGTTGCGGCTGTAATTGCTGCTGCACCTGCTTTACCTATATTAGCTACACGTTGTCCTTGAGGAATAGGACGTGAAGGACGTGAAGGTGGAGCTTTAGGTAATGCACGTTGACTACCACTAGGAGTAATATTACGCATAGTAGGTCTTGTAGGACGTGGTTTAGGCACAGCTACAGAACTAGGCTTTCGTGCAGTAACAGCACTTGGTTTACGTATAGTTACTGCAGTAGAAGGTTTAACTTTAACTTCACCTGCTTTTGGCCCTGCTTTACGAGTACCTGCTGCACGAGGTAATGGTTTAAAAGGTTTCGTACCTGCAGCAGTACGAATCTTAGGATTAAGTTGATTTACATTTGTAATAGTAGATGGACTTTTATTAATTTTATCTGCTTGTATTTTACTAACAGGTTTTCCACCTAATTCTTTTATTTTTCTTTTAATAAAAGGAGATATTACTTTATATATTTCATCTCCATATTTAAAAAGTGATGCTACTGACATTGTTTTCTCCTTAATATAATCTATTGTGACCTGACTGTTTAGTTTTCTTTTTAGCTTTAGAAACTTTACCGCCTTTTTTCATACCACCTAATTTAACACCCATTTCTATAAGGTCAACCATGTCCATAACACCTGCTGGACTTGCTGCATACATAGCCATACCTTTATCTAAGATACCACGTATTTTACCTTTTTTCTTTGTTTTACTTTTTTTACCAAACATTATTTTTTCCTTTTCATGGCTTTACCATAGCCACGTAGTGCTGCACCGCATCCACGAGGACCAGATTTAATTTGTTTACCTTTCTTGTACATACCCACTTTACCACCAGCTTTTTTAGTAGTAGTATAAAAACTTTGAGTAGAGCCAGTTTGTGGTGACATTTTAGAAAGAGTTTTCTTTGCTTTAGTTACTTTACCTTTTTCATAATTGTTTGCAAGATTTGTAAGACGTTCTTTTTCTTTCTTTAGTTTAGAAATATTTTTACGAAGTTTATTTTTAACTTCTGTTGTCTTAGCAGTTTTGATTGCATCTTGTGCTCTATCAATTTGTGTTTGCACTTTTGGAATATCTTTATCACGAATATTTTGTGCTTCTTTTTTAATCTTACGTATTTCTTTTACTAAAGCTTGACCTTGCTTTGTACCTCTACCTCTACGTGTTTCACCTAAAGAAGGAAGAAGACCTTTATCTTTTAAACGATTACGAAGTCCTTCAATCTGTGTTTTAGATTTACCTCTAATATCAACAGCAGATTTACTTTGATAAAAAATATCTTCTATCTGTTTAGGTGTATAATCAGGAGCAAATCTTTTTTGTATAAACTCAAGTTTTTGTGGTTTAGACATTTCTTCAAAAGCTGATTTAATATTTTTACGAGTTTCTGCTTTTGTTGCACCTTCAAATTTAGAAAGAGCACCTTTAGGTGGAAGTGATTCATTCATAGTTTGATAAAGATACGTTTTAGGTTTTTCTAAAATTTTATCAATACCACCTTTTTGTTTAATAATTTGCTCACCTTTAGGAGTAAGAGAAAGGGTACGACCAGCAATAACTTGACGTTCTTTACCTTCATTTTTCATTTCTTTAAGTTTTTGAGTAACAAGTCTTTGACGTTCTTTTAATTGTTCTTTAGACAATCCTGAAAGAAGTCCTTTTCGTTTCATTCTTGCAGTATCTTTTCTTGCCATTGACATAACTTTTTGTATTTTAGTTTTATCAACATTTTTAGCTTTTTTAATAGCTTGGTCTGCAGTAAGTTTAGGATTATCTTCTACTAATCGAATAGCTAAAGTTTTTGTACGACCATCTATATCCTTACCACGGATAGTTTTTGCTTTCCTTTCAATACTTCGTTTTTCCGCAAGTTTAGTCTTTGTTGTTCCTTGCGCTTCTGCCTTCGCTGCCTCACTTTGTTGGAACTTAGCCTGACGTGCCTTTGATTGAGCTTTTCGTTTAGCTTTTGTTTTTCGCTTGTCAACTTTAGGTCTACCTTTTTTCTTAGTTACTGCTTTTGTAAAAGCTTTTAATGCTGCTGCTTTTGCCATTAGTTACTCCCTAGTATCACAGGATTGTCTGCACCTGCTGGACTTGCTGGTGCTTGCATATCATCCCGTCTTGTTCTACGTGCCTGATTTCTTAATGATTCTAAGGCTTGGTTATATCGTGCTTCAAAAAGATTAGATGCATTATAATCTTTTTGAAAAATCATTGCCTCTACCATTGAGGCATTAAATAAAGCATCATAACAAAAATCTGAAAAATAATTGTTAGGTGTTGTTGATGCTAATGTAGTTGGCCTTGATACGTGTACAATTTCTCCATTGAAAGTAGAAACAGGAGTAGGTGCAATGAGTACCGTTGTATTATTTCTACGTGCATAGTATTCTGGAGTTCCTGTGCTTGCACTTACAGGCCAGTAATCACGGATATATTCATCTGTTCTTGGCAACAAATTGATTCGTGTTGAGTCTGCAACTATATTAAAGTTTTTAAGTATTCGTGTACCTGATGGTAAAGTAATTTGATTGTTACCAGAAGATACAGCAACAGACGTATAAGTAACTAACCCATAATCATCAAGGTCACGAGTTAGTCTTTCTTCTGCACGATTAACCATTTTAGGTACATAGTCTATAAACTCTGTACCTTCATTTTCTGCAGCCTGAATAATATCATCTACAAGATATGTATAATCAGCCATAATAAACTGCTACTGTAGCTGCTGATGTAGGAGCAGATACTTTAACAGGTCCATACATTCTAACGCCAAAGTCAGGAATGTATATATCACCTGCATCTACATTAGTTGTACCTACAAACTTTATATTACTTCCATTAACATTGCCATTAGCATCTGTTTGAGAACCTGTAATTGTGAATGTGCCTACACCTGAATAGGTTACACTTTTAATACGTGTATTTGCAACTGTTACACTTGTCAGGCTGTCCAATAACGCACCTGAACCCGTAACAAATGCGTTACGAATATTTGAAGCCATAGAAATCTCCGTTAATTAGTTAGTTAGTTATTATTCTATTATTATATATTATACACAAAAAAAGAGGGATACGAAAGTACCCCTCTCCTTTTTTTAACATTTTTTTGGTATTTCTTAGCTTGAGCCAGAAGCACCGTAGAAACCACGCCAATCTGAGAAACCAAAGCTATAACGCTCACGAGCCTTAAAGCGAAGGTTACCAGTATCAAAATCCGGTTCCATTTTTGTCTGCAGTGGAGCACGTACAAACATCTTTGCACCATTAGGACAATCTGTCTTAATGTAGAAAGCGTTTGTATCTGTAAAACGTCTATTGACATAGAACCCACCCGGAATCAAACCTTGATTGCGAATTGAGTTAATGTCATTAACATTTGTTGCACCATTAGCTGCAGTTGTTGGATTTACGCCAATGGTTGTTGACATTGTGCTATTCAGAATCTGATCAGCAGTAAATGCCAAATCTGATGGAATATGCAAGGATGATGCTTGCAAACCAATCAGAATACCACGGTCATCTTTTGCTTTAGAAATAGTAATCAAAGCAGATTCTAAAGATGCTTCTGACAAATCAGTTGCACCAAAGCTATTTGATTGGTTACCATCTCCAACTGTTGGATGTGTTGTTGAGAAGAACGGCTGTCCATCACCACCTACAAAGGCAGTATTAAATCCGTTATTAAACACATCTGCAGCTTTAACCTGCTTAGTGTTTGCCATAGCACGAGCTAACCCACGAGCACGAAGCTTTGAGAAAGTATCATAAAGATTATCTTCCATAGCTTCTTCTGTTACGGCAAATGCCAATGCAACAGTTTCGTGTGTATAACGTGATGTAAAGCTTTCTTGTGCGTCATCATAAGTAACAGCAGCACCTTCACTCTTAGTAGGTGCAGTGCCAAAACCTGTGAAAAGCACTTCTTCTTCAAATGCACGGTCTGAGTTTTCAGTCTCAAACAACGGTGCGTGTTCATCAGCAACTTCTCCGTACTCCATTCCAAACACTGCGTTTAGGCCGGGGAGAAGTTCTTTTGCAATACTTGCTCTATTTATCGCCATTTTCTAGTCTCCCTTAACCTAGCAGATATGCTGTAATGGTTGCAGGTGCAGTAACAGCAGCAGTTAAGAAGTTATCTGTATGCTGAATAAGTTGAACATTCAGCTTTAGAAAAGCTCTTTCATCTGCGTCTGCGACATCATTCCCCGGCTCATCAACAAAGTCAAGAGAACGGCACATTGCAATACCTGTTGTACGAGTTGCTGCTTCCACTCCATGTCCTGACATACCTGTAAAGGTAGAGCCTGAACCAAGTGTAACAGCAAAGTTTTGTGAACCATGAAGGTCACCAGCAGTCACAGATGCGTCTGCTTGAACTTCAAATACTGTTCTTGAATCGTCAGCGACCATTGCAAAGGCATCAGTACATGATGTATTAGCTGGAAAGAATTTTTTAAATTTTTGCTCTCCATCTTCTACATAACGACAGCCCATGAATACACCCTGAACAACTTCAGTAACAGTTGTAACGACTTCTATGTTCCCTGCATTAATGCGAACAAGGTCACCTGTAAAGATGTTTGTATCGTAAGCTGAAGCAATAGGGTATTCATTTGAACCCTCATTGTTCATGCTACTACCTCGTTTGCGAGAAGGACGGAAGCCAGACAATGCTTTAGTTGTAGTCATTGATATCTCCCTTTAAAATTGCACTACTAAATTCTTTAATCCTGAAAATTAGGAGTACGTCCTTTAGTAACATTAGTTTTACTTGAATTACGAATTGGCATCCTTGAATCACTTTGGCCCATAAGTTGTTGATTAACTGCATCAACCATCTCATTGCTTTTGTTTTCAAAGTATGCTTGTCGGCTTTTTGCTTTTGCCATTGGCATTTTTGCTAGGGCTAAGTCACCACGACAGACTGCTCCTATATACCGACCTTCATCCCTCACGAAGGATGTATGCTGCAACTCAGGAACTTCATCTACTGAAACAAATTGCCAACCCTCTTGCATACGAGTGCCAACATTTTTGTAATCATCTTGACCTTTAAGGTTTATACGTATCCAACGAAGTGCAAGGTCTTGATTAGAAAATCGTTCTACTATTGTATCTGGAATATCCAACATACTTGGTTCACGATATTCCATGTCTTGTTCCCTTGTATTGAGTTCACGAGTCTCTGCATTACGTGATGCTGTGTTATTACGTGCCATTTTATTTTCCTCCACGCTATTAATATACTGAAGTGTATTCACCGTCAGCTTTATCTACTTTAAGCTTTTCGGCTGCATACTGTTCCAAAGGTATACCCCATTTCTCTGCAAGTCGCACATCTTCTTTAGTAAGACGTACTTTTTTGCCAGAAGAGGTTGATGAAGTGCGTGATGCTCCACCGACCACTTGGGCAGGAGTTGACGTTTCCTGCTCACGTTCTTGTTGAACTTCCTCACCAAAACGCTGTGGATATTTACTGCGTAGGCGAGTGTCAATCTCTTTATAAAAATCTTCGTCAGTAGGGTCATAGCCCTCTGTTTTTAACTCTTGGTCTATTTCAAGTGCCAATGTTGTCATTACATTGTCTTGTCCAAACCAAGGGTTTCGCCCTGCCCATTCAACTGCCAACTTATCATATTGTGCTGGTTGTTGTTCAACTTGTTGTTGTTGTGGTTGTTGGGCTTCTTCTGCCTCAACAGGTTGATACTGGTTACGTGTTACTTGAAGAGTTGTTGCATCACCTTGTGCTTTATTAAGATTTTTTTGTGCTGTTACAATTCTATCAGTATCACCAGACTCAAGTGCCTGTCTATATGCATCTTCAGCCAATTCAATACGACTGTTAATTTGTGCTTCAGCAGATTCAAAATTCTTTTCTAACGAAGTTTTGATTTCTTGTTGTTGAGACTTTAATCGTTCTTCTAGTTCTGCTTGACGAGACATAAGCTCTTGGATTTGCTCATCTCGTTCTTTCTTTTGCCGTACTAGTTGACGAATACGTTTTTGTGCTCCTGATTGCGGTTCTTCCACATCTTGTTGAACTTCTTGATTGTTTTCTTGTTTTGTATCATGTTCCCCAACATTGAGTGTATCTGCATCTTTTTGCCCAGATTCGTCCTCACTTTGATTGGTGTTAGTGGATACTTCATCTTCTGTTTCAATTTCATATTCAACTTTATTCTCCTTATTTTCCGGGTTAGAAGTGTCAACCGTTGTCCATTCTTCAGACATTTATATCTCCTTTTACGTCAGTTGCGACACTATGACGAGTTACGCATTTAAAATAATATTACAACATACTGTTTATTTATACAATAGGTTAATATTATTTTTTCTTTTGTTTTGTTATTTTTTTCTGTTGTTCAATAAAATTTCTATACACAGAAGCTGCAGAAGCTTTTCCTGCAACCCTTGCACGTTGTTCCATAGCAATTGCTGCTTGGGTTTTGTGTGCGTGTGTTCTGTTAGATTTTTTAATTTTAGCAACAGAAGCTACAGCATCTGCCCTTGTTGCAAACTTTAAACCTCTAATTGTTCCTTTAGGGTTTTCATCTGTGTAAAGGTCAGAGTGTTTCTTTGAACCTGCTGGTTGTCCTTTTTTTCTTGGTATACGTTTATTAGCCATTAGTTAGACAAATTAAATGTAGGGTCTAATTCTTTTGGGTCTTCTACAATCATAGAAATTTGGTCATCAAGAAGTAAAAGTAACTTAATACCTTTGTAAAAAAACTTTTGACCAGAATGTTTACCGTAACAAACATAGTCACCTTTTTTACACCAAGGACCATTAGGATACCTTGTTGTATCTTGATAAGCATCTTTACCTACTGCAAGTACTTTACCTACAGTTGTAAGATATGCAATATCTTCTTTTGTAGAATCAGGAAGAATAATACCACCCTTTGTTTCTTGCTTTACAGAAACAGGACGTATAAGAAGATGATAGCCCGGAACTACTGGTAGTACTTCTGGGTCTGGTGTTTCTTCATTTGTATTCCATGCATCATTAAGAATAGATTTTTCCATTGCTACTGCTCTCATAATTACTCCTCATCGTCTTCATACATAACTTTGTTAATAATATTTTTAACTTCTGCCCTTGCCCATTCCAATCCTGAAATGCGGCCTACAGAGTTCATATACGTATGATAATCCGAAGCACTTCCAGATGCAAGCGAATTTTTTACTAACTCTATTTCTTTTTCTAATATCTTATCTATTTCTTGTATAAGCATTATCTATTCTTTGTATCTTCAATCATTTTACTAATAACGTCAATTGCTTTAGTAGCTTCTGAGCTTTCAAGATTATCTTCATGCTTTACCATATCTGCAAGAAGTTCTACTGCTTTAATAGCTGCTTTAGCATTTCTGTCTTTTTCTTTTTCATCGGCTTTGAGTGTACCCTCTGCACCAATCTTATATGCATCAAGTGCCAACTTCTGTTCTTTTAAGTCAAGGTCACGGTTCTTTAAAGCACCCTCACTTGCTTCTTTAGCAAGCTGTGCCTGTACCTTTTCCTGTTCAATCTGCAGACGCTGTGCTTCCATTTGAACCATTGCTTGTTCAGGTGTTGGACCACCCTGTGCAGCAGCCATGTTTGCTTGCATAACTTGTTGTGCAGCCGCCATCATTACCTGTTCAATTACTTGTGGGTTCTGAGCATTTGGGTCACCTTGTGGAGCTTCTGCCATCATTTGACGTGTCAGACCATTAACTTGTTCTTCATACTTCATTACTACGTGTTCTTGAATATTAGCTTGTAGTATAGGAGCTACACGTTGCATGATTGGATTAGCCCCATTAGCAGGGTCTTGTAAAAACATTGTTTTAATTTGAATATGTGCATCATGGTTCTGTCCTGCAAATGCTTTGATAGGTAGACCTTTAGTTGCCGCTTCAATATCTGTTACAGGGTCAAGAGGCTGTGCCTTTGGTTTTTCTGGAAGTATCCTGTCTAAGTTAGGAATGTTTGCTGCATTAAGCAATGTACGATTAAGTTCTTCCATGTTAAACATACCGGGTGGTGATTGTTGTGCTTGCTGCATAACCATCTGTGCCATCATTAATCTATGAGCAGAGGATGGAATGTTAGGGTCAGAAACAGGAAGTACATCTACACGACCATCAAAGTCACGTTTAAATACTGCTTCACTAATACCCGGAACATCATATGGATACTTAGGTGGTAAGCTTTCGTAGTTTATACGTGCAAGAATTTTAAATTCATCACGTTGTGATTTATGTAATCTTTTATGTATTGCACTAAAGAACTTGCTAGAAGCTTCAAGCAAAGCCATAGTTGTACCAACTGGACCATAGTTAGAACCTTCTGTAATAACTTGTTCTGTTGTATCAGCAAACTTTTGACCTGCACCTGCGACAAACTGTAACATCTGGAATAAAGTACCTGACGGTTCTTTGTAAGGCAGGGGTACAATTGAACGAGATAAATCCATACCTGTTGCTTCTACTTCTTTAAACTCACCCGGAGCAATAGGGTCATTGTCTCCTACTACACGTACACCTTTTGCTTTGAAACCACCGGGAAGGTTAGCAAACTGACCAGCGTCAATAAGGTTACGCATAGCTGCAGTAGCAGACATTGTAAGATTACCCAAGAAATGTATAAGACCCAAACCATAAAAACCAAAGCCCGGAACAAAACGATAGTGAGTAAAGAACATTTTCTTTTGTTTTGTTTTATCATCTTCATTCCAGTTTCTACGAATAGACAATACTTTACGTGATGTCTCTTCAATAGTTACAATATAAGGACACTCATATCCATGACCTTCAATATCCAGATAACAGTGCTGCTCAAGAAGAACATACTGCATATCTGTGTCTGAAGAAGGAGATAGTCCAAGAACTGTATCCATCTTTTGTGTAAGGTCTGATTGTTCTGGAATATATGCATCTGGTAAGTCAATCTCTGCATACATACCTGAATACATTGCACTTGCAATCTCACGAGGGCTACGATATAAAACATGAGTATATCTGTCTGCTCGTCTTAGGTCTGTTGCATAATAAGATACATAAAACTGGTCAATAGGTACAAACTCACTAACAGGACGTTCTACTGATGCATCATAATAAATCTTTTTAAATGAGCTACCAATAAGTGGTAAATGAAATAGCATACGTTCAAACTCATCAAAGTACTCTGGCATCTGCTCAGTCATTTGATAGTTCATAAAGTTTTCTACACGATTAGCTTGACGTTGTTTATCAACCGTGACATCACCAAGAACCTGTGCTTTAACTGGGCCACTGGAAGGAAAAAGTTCTTGGGATGCACGGCTCTGGAATTTAACTGCAGACTCAATGAGAAGCGGATGTACAGCAGTGGCTGCACCCTCAAAGGGTTCTGTAGTTTCTTCCAGTTTCAAACCAAGCAGGTCAAAGCCACGTTCAAACATAGATTCCCATTCTGCACGAGACTCTTTATCTGCTTCGTATTTTTCGTATACTTCCTCACCGATACGTATAAGCTCATCTTCTTCAATTTGCTCGGCAAGGTTGGAATAAAATTCGTCTTCAATATTAAACTCAACTACATTGTCAACATCAGCCAAATCAAACTCAGATGTAAACTCTACTTCTAGTTCCCCTGTATCAGGGTCTACTTCAAAGTTTACATTTGGAAAGTCTTCTTCATTTTGTTCTATATTTAGTTGAATTACATTTTCTGAATTAGTAGGTTCATTTGGATTCTTTTCAGTAGCCATTTTATTTTCCTTTGTAGTTAAAGCCAGTTAATTGTTATTATATACTTATGTTCTCCAATATGCAACCCTCTTTTTTGTTCTTGGTTCATCTTCCCAATTAGGGTCTTCTGGATGAATTAAGTTCCAGCTATCTTTCATATAATGTATTGCCATTGTCATACAGTCAACTTGGTCATCATGTGAACCTGCAGGAAAAGACATACACTCAGCGTATAAATCATCTGCCCATGTTTTGCCTTCTGGTAACCATACACGACCTGCTTCCATCAAAGCAGTAGAGGCATATACACGAGCAACCTTATCTCTATCTGGAAGATAGTCCAAAACAGGAAGCCCGGCTCGTCTCATGTCTTGGATTAATGACTGTCCTGAAGCTTTCTTTTCTATTATACAAACATCTGGTCTATAATCTGCATATAGTTCTTGTGCTTTACGTCTTAGTTCTGGATATTCAAATCTACCTCTTACATTACCTAATAATATTAAATTAGAAGTTATTTGTTCTATACCATATTCATCTTCTTCAAAAGAATTAAATATACCCCATGTTTGTATTACACTATAGTCTGCAGTGCGTGAAGTGCTAAATGCTGTATCATATGTCTGTATTATAAAGTCACATGGCGGTGGCTCGTCATACTGCCACCACTTTAACCATCTCTTTTTAATAATACCACCATCGTCTGGGCTGGGGTCTTGCATATACAAAGAGTTCCAGTATCTACTACCATTAGAACTTCTTATTTCCATTTCGTCAATCTTTAAAACTTCATCTGGTTTCCACTCAGGAAAATAAGATGTACCTTCTTCAAGACCAAGAAGTTCTGCTGCTTCTTCATTAAGCCATGCAGGTATACTAATAACTTCCCAAGGATTTGGTGTTTGCTCTGCGTTCTGTTCCTGTTTTAATAACCAACCACACAGGTCATCGTAGTGATATCGTGTATTAATAATAATGATTGAACCATTAGGCATGATACGAGTACGCAGACCTGCAGGATACCACTCCTTAATATATCTACGTCCTGCTTCACTAAAGCTGTCTTCCTCTGACATTACATCATCTAGCAAAGCTACGTGAGCACCCCGACCTGCAACCTGACTTCTTACACCTGCTGCATAATATGAACCATTCTTATTTGTCTTCCACTTACCTGCTGCCTTAACATCACTACGTAGAGACACACCACGGAATATCTTTTGAAACCTATCTGTGTTTACAATGTCTCGTACAGTTCTACCAAAATCACTTGCAAGCTGGTCACTGTGGGAGACAGACATAATCTCATGGTTAGCAAAGTTACCAATGTACCATGCAGGAAATAGTTTACTACATATTACTGACTTGGAAGAACGTGGGGGAAGAAAGACCATAAGTCTTTTTGTTCTACCATCAAGCACACCCTGTAGCTTATTACATAATAACTCAATATGTCTACCCATCTTAAAATCTGACACAATGGTAGGTGCAAATATTTTAACAAAGGTAAGAAAGTCTTCCTTTGCTTTTAAGTTTGCATAGTGCGTCATCTTGTCTCTTAGGTCAAGAAACATAGATACATTATGTATTTCTTCTGGTGTTCTTTCTTGTTCTTCTATATTATCTAACATTATGTATGCGTTTTTTCTACAAAGTTATCTGGATGTACACAACTTGTCATTTTAAATACCATAGGCATTTGAAAGGAAACCCAAACACCTATTAAGTTTTCTGCCATCTCACTAATACGTGCTTTACATTTGTCTTCTGTATCATATGGTCCACGATTATCTACAATTGTCATACACATATCTGCACTAGCAATATGACAAGCAACTATTACTGCTGTAAACATTTTAATCTTCTTTCTGTAAAGTGTTGCATAATTGCAACAGTAAAATAAATATTTGCATGGGGGTATTGCAGAGTCTAAATAAATATGTTATCTTATATCTAGACCCACCGGGGTAAATACATACCCAGCTAAACCCGACACACCTACAAATTAATTATACTATATTCATACTTATTATACTAGTATTATTTATATTAACTAATTAGCCCCCGGATGAAAGACCCTTTTATTTTTGAAAATTTATGTCAGGGGTATATTATATATATAAATAGACAGACATTTTTTTGGTTGGGGTTTTGTAAAAACTTGTCAAGATTGCACAAATTTTAGGCAAACAATACTTTTTAGTGTTGCAAAAATGTCACAGATTTAGTTTGTTGCAAAAATGTCACACTGATTTTTCCCAGTTTTGCTGAGATTCTGCACAATTCTTAGGCAATATCCCCGTATAATGTTGCATTTATGACACACCTACCCTCCCCATTTATGCAGTTACACGTTGTATTCATTAGGTTTTCCCAAAATCCGTATAATGTTGCATTTATGACACACCTACCCTCCCCATTTATGCAGTTACACGTTGTATTCATTAGGTTTTCCCAAAATTTTGTTACAATTTCCCATGTCTTTTTGTTTCATCATTACCAGTCTGCTGTTGCAAAAATGTCACACAAAATGCTGAGGTTTTTGATGAAGAAAAACTGCCCAAAAATCACCCAAAATCGCTGGAATATTACGTATATCTTCCTTTACGGTAGTAAAGGATAGATATACTTATAACGCCCCAAATCGGGGCTTCAAAATTCAAGCTCAATTCAAAAATTTAAAATCAGATTTTCGCAATTCGATTTTGACGTTTTGAAAGCTTGAAAATAAAAGCTTGATTGCTCGGAAATATTAGTATATCACCCTTTACGAAGTAAAGGGATGATATCCTTATAACGCCAAAAATCGAGCTTCAATCGGGAGACATAGCCATGACGCAAAAATCAACAACAAGACTTTTCACGTTGGCTGATTTAGAACTGAAAGACCAGATGGTCATTACTGAGATAATCAAAAAACATCTTGAAGAATTAAATTTAGTTCAATCACCGTATTGCTTAGACATAAAGCTTTTGGTCGATACTAAACCAATGGAAATATTAGAATAATACATATACCCTTTAGGGTATATTATATTATTCTTATAACGCTGGAAAAACAACCGACCAGAAAGGGTCAATCAATCATGTTCAAAACGCATCAAACTAAAATCAGCAAATGGGCTATGCGGTCTGTAGACAATACCGCAAAGGTCTGTTTGCTAGTATCGGCAACGATACAAACTCAAACGCCAAGGGTATTCGATGAATATCGGGATATTCTGGACAAAGGCAAAGCTTCAAAGTTTTGTTGGGGAATGAAAGAGCAAACGTATGACTACGTTATGCAGAACAAGAAAAAGATTTATCGTGTTCTGAAAGATGCCAAGCTTGGCAAAATAAAGCTTGTTGATTGTCTTGTTGAATTGTCCAGAATGAACGGTATCGGATTGGCAAAGGCAGGGTTTATCATGCAGTTATGCATTGGCGAGGTTGGATGCATGGATACTCACAACCTGCAAAGGTTCGGGCTGGAAGCAAAGACTTTCAAGTTTGGTAAGACTGCATCTGACAAGCTTAGACGGATGAAAGCAGAACTATATATCCAAGCTTGTGAGGAACAAGGCGGATGTGAATATCTTTGGAATAGTTGGTGCGAATTGATTGGTACTGAGAAATTTCCAGAGCTATACGGTACAGGCGAAGCAGTTTCAAAGCTTCACTGTGATTGGTTAGGCATCAAATAACAGGAGAATAAAAGATGCAATCAAGAAATTTAGATACACCAATGGGCAAACTTTTGACTGCAAAGGTCAAAGAGTTCAACGATAAATATCAAACAGATTTTGAAATCGTTGTTACAGACGCAGAGCCAATGTATGAAGATTGGCTGTATTGTTTGAAGGTAGGAAATAAATTTCTATTCAATGAGGAAGAATGGGATGGACAGGAAATGTATGCCTACCTTTGTGGAATGTTTCATGGTGCAATGATTGGAAAAAATCATGGCAGATAAAATCAAATTCAAGAAAGTCTACCGTTCCAAAAACCATAAGGTGGAACGTAGAAAGCAAGCCAGACAAAAGCAAAGGCTAGTCTGGAAAACACTAACTGCAAAATCATAGGAGAAAAAAATGCAGGTAGAAACTAAAATCGTGGCAGTTGATCCACAGGAAAACATCAACATTTTCGCAAACGTATCTGTGGCAGATGTGCAGGTGCGTAGGATGGACAAGCAGAACCGTCACGGTAAGAACGGCACATTCCATAACAACAAGGGTTATATTGTTGTTGGACGTAGCCCATATAACGGGCAGTTTGTCTCACTGAAAAAGTAGACTTGTTAATCTAAGGTGGATGTGATAGACTGCGTCCACCTTAAACCTTTAGGAGAATTAAAAATGTCTAATCATACATATCTTTTTACAGTCGGTGGTGTTTCATTCTATGAGCACGAGGAATATGGTGATGAATTTAATCTGATTGCTAAGATTGATGGTAAATGGATTAATACATATTACTTTGACAAGCCTAGCATTGAGGAAGCTAAAGAATTAGTCGCAGATGTAAAAGCAGGGCATGAAGAAACTTATGAGGTGATGTGATGGAAGATATCTATAAATGCATGGACTGTGGTGGTGAGCATGATGGCTACCACAGTCTGAAACATTATAGTTATGACAGTGGGGGCTTTTGTCGTTACTGTGGTGGTGATTATGTAATTGGTTTAGCAGACCTTGAAGAAGAGGAAGAGGAATAAAAAATGTCTATACCTTATGAAGGATACCCAAGTTGGAATAGTTGGAATGTAAGCTTGTGGATTAACAACGAATATAATCTGTACATGACAGCCTATAATCTGGTACAGCGTGAAGGTATGATAAGGGCTGTTGAGATACTAACAAACTGGTGGGAAGGTAAGGTAACACCAGATGGTGCAAGGTTTAACAAACGGTCTATATCATTAGCATTGGAAGGGATGGACGAATGAGTATCAATCCACACGTTAAAGAATGGTTAGAAGAAATCGAAACAGACACTCTTGAAGATATGAAAGAAAGTTTTGGAGTGGACGTTGCTCTAGATTTCAACGTAATAAAGTTTGGAAAGGTAAAAGATTTATTGAGAGACAAAACCTATGATGATATTCCAGAGAGGATTATTCAACTAGAGTTCTACTTTGTTAAGGATGAGAGAATAAATGAAGAATATCTAAAAGAATATGTCGATAAAGTATATCGTGCATGGTTTCATAAAGAGAGGTGTGGGTGCTCACATGATTGCTGTGGATGTACATTTACAGCCAATTATTTCATTATGAAGCGTGGCAAGTATGATTATGGTGAAGCAGATATGTATGAGTTTGTAATCATGCAGACCAACGGTATCAACTATTAGAAGGGCAATCAAATGAATGTAGAAACATTACCCATTAACAGGCTAGTACCATTCTATCTGATGTCTAGCTATCTATACTACAAAGAAGATAGGCAGGTACTTACAGATGAGGACTTTGACCAACTAGCCAAGCGATTACTTGATAATTGGGATAGTGTAGAGCATATGCATAAACACCTTATATCTAAAGAGGATTTACAGGCAGGTACTGGATATGCTATAAAGTATTCACAGAGAATAATTAATGCTGCAAAAAACTGGATAGGAGAATAAAATGCAGGAAGATATCTATGAAGAACTGACCTTTGAATTGTCCACATATACTGTGGAGAATGGTAGGCACGTTTACCATGTGTCTACTTTAGATGGTGAAACAATAGCAATAATTGATAAACTAGAAGATTGGGGATTTAACGATGACTAAGACACATCAAATACTAATTCGTAACAGCAAAGGCCAGTTACTATCTATCGTACAGGCAGATGGTGGTGAGCATGGCATCATGGGTAATACAAACTCTGGTCAGGTAGAGGCAATGGCATTTAGTCCATTGGCTGACGCCCCAGATGGATATCTAAGTGCCAAGGACTTAGCCAATGTGCTCTTACATTTTGAGGAGCATGGCACTAACCCTGCTCAGACTGAGTATGAAGAAGATATGAACAGCCTATACTATGATGGTGATGGATGGACTGATGAAGATATAGATATTATGGAAAGGGAGATGTTCAAATGAGCAAAATGATTCTTATGTATGGCTGTGACACAGCAGACTTGGATACTCTGATATCTGATGCACAGCAACCGTATATGGGTGGACTTAATATGTTGGCTACTTCCATCCTGTCAGATGCTCAAGAGTGTATTGCAATAGGCTCTTTTGATAGAGCAAGGCAGTTTATTAATCGTGCCAAATATGTAATCATGCAAGGAGAAAAGGAATGAGCAACCATGTAAATGAAATGGTATTGGAACAATGCTATGAAGAGGTTATGGGTATGGCTGTTGATGACCTATTGTACAAAGTAAGAGACAAAGGTAATGACCATGATTATGAGGTGTTGCTAAAAATAGTTTCAGATGTAGCAGAAGAGTTGTTTGTCGATAGGAGTGAGTGATATGACAGGTGAAGAGATGTTTAACATAGCACTATTATTGACATACCTAACAGGTATACTTATATTACTATACATAGGATGGAGAGATAAATGAATTGTTGGCACTGTAATACGCAACTGATATGGGGGAGTGACCATGATATATCAGAGGAAAATGTAGATTATTGTATGGTTACGAATTTGTCCTGCCCAAATTGTGGTAGTTCCGTAGATGTATACTATCCGGTAGAGAATATAGGTATGCCTGTTAATGGGGGTGGCACTATACCCAGAATAAAGGAGAATGAAGATGCCTAATAATTTTGCAAAGACTAGAGATATTGAGAAGCCATATGCAACTTATCGTGTAGAAAATCCTAGCAATGGGATGTACTTTGAATGGAAAGTATTGAAGGCATGGCAGACCAGAAAATCAGAACAGTCCAAGCCCTATGGCAGATGGTTCTGTGCTGTTCAGTCACCTATGACCTATGGTTCATGGGAGAGAGGGGATGTCTATGTATCTGATATCCTTGAGTTAAATCCACAACTAATCCAAGCAGACCCAGAATGGGTAGAAAGAATGGAAAGCTAATGGTAGAAAAGAAATACGAAATTATTGCACACGAGGTTGTGGAATATACATACATAGTGGACGCAGAAGATATTGACGAAGCTATTGACATGGTACGGGAAGAAGAGTATGATCCTGTTCAAGTAGAAAATATTTTTAATGTTATAGACAGTGTAAAGGAGATTAAATATGTCTAAGATTAAACGTGAACCTTATGAAGACCGTAAAGTTATGGTGTCTGCCTCAGACTTATCAACACTGATTGCCTATCGTTGGGATGCAATGAGGTCTTTAAAAGAACAAGGGTTTGATATTCTTGCTGATGATTTGCATGAAGCAGGTTCTCGATGCACAGAAAGACTATACAAATCAGGTTTTTGGGTAGAATAGTTTTGGAAGCAATAGGAAATTTATTTTTATATGTAGGGGTATTAATTAATTCTATTCCCCTACTTATATTTATCTATCTAATTTTATTTGTGAGAGAAAGATGATTATTAATTGGGAACTAGTAATATATATAATAACTTTAATAGGTATGTTAAAGTTATATCTTAGACTAAGAAAAGGAGAATAAGTTATGTCTGATAATTTGTGGAATAAAGACCGTAAGAAATTGTTTCGTGAATTATACCATCAGTATATGGAAGAAGGGTACGAGAGTAAAGAAGCTAAACGTCTGGCTAAAGAAGAGGCAGAAGATATGATGGCTGAGTACGAAGACTTTGCTATGTCTGTTGCCTATGAGGAGTTTGGGGATGACTAGTCTTGTAGAAGAGATGATTGGGGATGGTGGCAAAGAAGCTACCATCCACGAGTTTAAAGAAAGCTATGAAGTTCTGTTAGCACAGGATGGAAAGATAGAGCACAAAACATTCTTTCCCCTTGACGAGTTTGGTTTGGAACTGGCAAGGGATTGGGCAAGACGTTGGACAAAAGGAGTAAACTACAATGACAATAACGCTGAATGAATATCAAGAACTAGCAATGAAGACTGCAATCTTTCCAGAGAGTGCAAAGTATTCTTACCCTGCATTAGGTCTGGCAGGTGAGGCAGGAGAGGTTGCCAACAAAGCAAAGAAACTGATTCGGGATGGTGCAACAGAAGAGGAGTTAGCTGTTAAGCTGATGGACATTGCAGATGAGTTAGGTGATGTCTTGTGGTATGTCGCAGCAATGGCAAAGGCTTGCGATGTAAGTCTGGAACAGATTGCTAAATCTAATCTGCATAAACTAGCAGACAGGGCAAGGCGTGGTAAACTTGGTGGAGATGGAGATAAGAGATGACTAAAACTATTGAACTTCAGGATGGTGAGATTGCTATCATATGGTCTGTAGATGATGTGATGGAAGAGTGTAAGTGGCTAACTAAAGAACAGGCACATGATGTATTATATTATGTAGATATAAAACATGATGCTAATCTAGGTGTTAATTGGGAAACTCTTCGATATTGGGCAGAGCATTTATATCCACAGGAGAAAGCAGATGACTAAGAAAAAAACAAAGACACTTGAACTAACACCAGAACAGGCCAACGCATTGATGGTCATGCTGGAGAACGAAATAGAAACAGTGTTTACATACGGTGACTATGACCCGATTGCAGATTGGGAGTTTGCAGACCTGTATGCATATAAGCTGTTAGCATATAAAACTTACAAGGATTGGTACATGGAGAATCATGGTGAATAACTTATACAAATTAATTATGGACAGTAGACATAACCCATTGCGTAACATACCTGATGTAAATACACGTCACATGATTATGCAAGTGTTGGCATGGATGTGGTGTATCATATTCAGTATGTATCTGGGTAGCATTGTTGCCTTTGGTATCAGTGCCATGATACACGCAGTTGTGATAGCAGGTGTGTTCATTACAGTTGGTGTGTTTGAGACAGCCAAGCGTAGGCCACAGTATTTCGGTGGATTAGGCCGGGGTGCAGGTGGAGAGCATGAGTAAGTGCGAAGACTGCACATACGATGAGCGTGGCAAACTGACGCATACCTGTGGTCATTGTGAAGAGAAAGCTATCAAGGCACGTATTCAATGGTGGCAGGATGGCAAGAGAAAATTAAAGGAGAAAGAAGATGAAAATGTATAAAGTGATAGCTACTATTGAGGTAAACATAGAGGCAGATAGCTATGAAGAAGCAGAGATGAATGGTGTTGATTGTCTTGATTGGAGCAATGCTGACATAGAAGTATTAGAAATCGAGGATGAATAACACGATGGATAAACTATTTAGAAAGCTAGGATTAAAGGATGACTATGGCTACTGTGACCCAAGCATTGTTGGGTTCATTGTAATTTGGTCTGCGTTTGGATATATGTTTTATACAGCGATAGTAGGTATTATAGAAAGGATAATTGGATGAAAGAGTTTGCCCTTGTCATAAGTATGTGGGGTCATACAGGTGTGGAGTGGGAGTTTATTGGCAATCAATCCATTATGAAAGAAACCCTATCACAAGAACAGTGTGAGTTCATATCGCATGAAGAGATGTGGAATCACGAGAACCAGAACAAGTATTATAAGATACTTATTCAGTGTTATCCAACAGATTGTGCAGGAAAAAAGGAGTGTGAAGATGATTGATGTTTACATTACAACAGGATTTGATGACAAGGTAGTAACAACTATCCCACACTATCAGCTAGAGGATTGGCTGGAAGACAGGGAAAGGTTGTGTCGTGCAATGGGATATGAAACAAAAAGAACTAATCGTCTGCTTCATGTGCTTGACAATGGCAGACTAGATACTGTATACTTTGCCAGAAATTAAATAGGAGAAGAAATGGAATACGAAGAATCAAAAGAAGTTTCCAGAGGAAGTTGTGATGCTTGTGGTTCGTCAGACGCAAACATAGCTTACTCAGATGGTCACAGTTATTGTTTCTCATGTACAGCATATACGAAAGGGGATACAGAAGATATGCAATATACAAAGCCAGCACCAGTACAGGGTGTATATCATAATAACTTTTCTGATGGTCAGGTCACAGGACTAGCAGACAGAAAGATTAGTCAACAGACTTGTCAGTTCTTTGGCGTAAAGACTGTCTCTTCTGGTGACCAGATTGTAAAACATATCTATCCATACTTTGACGAATCAGGTACACACGTTGCCAACAAGGTTCGTCAGGTACATAACAAAGGATTTATGTCAGAAGGACAACTGCCAAAGGCAAAGCTATTTGGTCAGAGTAAGTTCGGACAGAAGGGTAAGTTTATTACCATATGTGAAGGTGAACTGGATGCCATGTCTGCATACGAACTGATGGGGTCTAAGTGGCCTGTGGTTTCCATCAAGAATGGAGCACAGTCAGCATTAAAAGATGTAAAGGGTAGCTATGACTATCTGAATCAGTTTGAAACTATCGTTATCTGCTTTGACAATGACGAGCAGGGTAAACTTGCAGCCAACAAAGTTGCTCAGTTATTTGAACCAAATCGCTGTAAAATCATGGACTTACAGTACAAGGATGCTAACGAGTATCTAAAGATGAACAAGCGTGAAGAGTTTACTCGTGCATGGTGGGAAGCAAAGCCGTACACCCCTGCTGGTATTCACAACCTTGCAGACATATCACACAGGCTATACGAAGAAGAAGATGTGGAGACTTGCCCGTATCCTTATCATGGTCTGAACGAGAAACTATTTGGTATTCGCACAGGTGAACTGGTTACTGTTACTGCAGGTACAGGTGCAGGTAAGTCCAGTATGATGCGTGAGTTGATGCATCACCTGTTGATGAATACAGAGCACAATGTAGGTGTATTCTCTCTCGAAGAAAACATCAAACAGACTGCGTTTCACCTGATGTCAGTTCAAGCTAATGACCGTATCTACATCAAAGAGATACGAGAAAAGTACAGTTTGGAACAACTCAAAGATTTTGAGAGAAAGACCATTGGCACTCGTAGGTTCTATGCCTTTGACCATTTTGGCTCTATTACTACAGACGAGATACTTAATCGTGTACGTTACATGGTTAAGGCTCTGGACTGTAAGTTCATTATCATTGACCACCTGTCTATCCTTGTATCGGGCTTGGAAGGTGAGGATGAACGCAGAAACATTGACCAGCTTATGACTAAGCTACGTTCACTGGTAGAAGAAACCAGATGTGCAATGCTGCTTGTATCTCACTTGCGTAGAGCATCAGGCGATAAGGGTCAGGAACAGGGCAAAGAAATATCTCTGTCCATGCTACGTGGCTCACATTCTATTGCACAGATTAGTGACGCAGTGATTGCATTGGAACGTGACCAGCAAGCACAAGACCCTATACAGGCAAATACAACTGCAGTCAGGGTGCTAAAGAACCGTTATGCAGGTGAGACAGGTGTGGCAACCTATCTTCTGTACGACAAAGACACTGGCAGAATGTCAGAGATTGAGAACCCATTTGAGGTAGACACAAACGCAGAAGATATAGGAGACTTTCTATGAAGGTAGCAAAGATTGATGGAGCATACAACAGACGGTTTATTCGTGAGGTGTATGAGAAGAATGATGGCAAAGCAAAAGAAGCCATTATGAATTACTTGATAAAGAATGGACATGAGATACTTGATAGTCAGGAAAACTTTTCGTTTGACATCAAGAGCAAAAAAGGAGATAATACATACTTCTCAGAAGCAGAGATGAAAAACCAGTGGAGTGGTGATTGGCCTGAGACATGGAAGGAAATCAGGATACCATATCGTAAACATAAACTGATTAACAGGATGGCAAAGTTAGGAGCAGATAATCATTTCTTTAATTTCTACGTTATCAGAACAGATGCAAAGATGGCATGGCGAATTAAAGACTTTGTTGTTGCTGAATCAGAAGTGAAGAAGTTATTTAGTTATCGTGTAAAAGGTGAAAGCTTTTTCCACATACCATATCAGAAAGCGGAGTTAGTGGAACTATGAAAAGAGTAGTACTTGATATCGAAACAGATGCTATTGATGCAACAGTTGTGCATTGTATAGTAGCACAGGATTTAGATACAGGTGCAGTAGACACATGGTATGGGGAGTCCATCAAGGACTTTCCTGCATGGTCAGAGAGTGTTGATGTCTTTGTCATGCATAACGGTGTGTCTTTTGATGCACCAGTAGTAAACCGTTTAACAGGTAGCAATATACCTTTGAGTAAGATACGTGACACATTAATTCTATCTCAGCTTTATGACCCATCTCTTGAAGGTGGACATTCTCTTGAGGCTTGGGGTCAAAGACTTGGCTATCCAAAGATAGAGTTTAATGACTTTACATATTTCTCTGAAGAGATGTTGAAGTATTGTAAACAAGACGTAGTTGTTACTGTAAAACTATATGAACATTTACTTCCTCAAATGAAGAAGTATTCTGGTAAATCTATTGAACTTGAACATCAGGTACGAGCAATCGTAGACAAGCAAGAAGAGAATGGATTTACTCTTAACATACAAGAAGCCTCATGCCTTGCTGCAAGGCTCTCAGAAGAGGCTACAGTTATCGAAGAAGAGATGCAGGGTATCTTTCCACCTATTGTCACAGAACGCTACTCAGAGAAGACAGGAAAGCGTTTAAAGGACAATGTAGAAGTGTTCAATCCTGCATCAAGACAACAGATAGGCAAACGTCTGATAGAGAAAGGCTGGAAGCCAAAGAACTTCACACCTACTGGTCATCCAATTGTGGACGAAGGTACACTGAAAGATGTAAACATACCAGAGGCACAGAAGATTGCACAATATCTGCTGTTACAAAAGAGAGTTTCACAGGTCAGGTCTTGGCTTGACGTGGTGGAAGAAGATGGTAAGGTTCATGGTAGAGTTATTACTTTGAAAGCCATCACAGGGCGTATGGCTCACAACTCTCCAAACATGGCTCAAGTTCCTGCTGTCTATTCTCCCTACGGTAAGGAATGTAGACAGGTTTGGATGACTAGCAGTGATAAGTACAAGCTGTTAGGTTGTGATGCTAGTTCGCTTGAACTTAGATGCTTGGCACACTATATGGGTGACAAGAAATTTACTGATGAGGTAGTGGGTGGTGACATTCACACTGCAAATCAGAAAGCTGCAGGACTACCTAGCCGGGATTCAGCGAAGACATTTATCTATGCTTTGATTTACGGTGCAGGTCCAGCAAAGATTGGTAGTATCGTAGGTGGTGGTGCTAAAGAAGGAAAGAAAATTATGGACAAGTTTATGTCTAATATGCCAGCCCTAAAGACTTTGCGTGATAAAGTTGATAGAGCATCAGGCACTGGATATATTCGTGGACTTGATGGCAGACTTCTAAAAGTGCGACAACAACACGCAGCTATGAATCTATTGTTACAGGGTGCAGGTGCTATCATCTGCAAAGAATGGTTGCGGCAAATAACTTTAATGACGCAACGAGATTATGATTACAATCTTGTTGCGTCTATACATGACGAGTATCAGTTTGAAGTACGTGTAGACCAAGCAGAAAGATTTGGTGAGCTTACACAGAGAGCAATGAAGCAGGTAGAAAAAACACTATCAGTTAATTGTCCTCTGGACAGTGAATATAAAATTGGAAACAATTGGGCAGAAACACACTAATACTTGTTGACATACTATTATGTATGTTGTATACTTTCAAAATCAGAAGTGGCTAAGACCACACAGTAAACTAAATAAGGAGATGAAAATTATGCCAGTACTTTCAGGTAAAGCCCATTGGGCAAGCATTGCAAACCCTAATACTACTTTTGAGCCAGTATATTCTATTGACTTGGCTATCGAAGGTGACGAACTTAATAAAGCTCGTCAGTTGGGATTGACAATTAAAAATAAAGGTGATGACCGTGGTAACTTTGTTACTATTAAACGTAAGCAATATCGTAAGGATGGTTCTGAAAACAAACGTCCTGACCTTGTTGACTCGAATAAAAATAATATGGGCAATACTCTCGTAGGAAATGGTTCAGACGTAAACGTATTGTTTAAGACTTTTGAGTGGGAGTATGCAGGTAAAACTGGTATGGGTACTGAGCTTCAAAAAGTTCAGGTTACCAACCTGATTGAATACTCTGATGGGTCTGATGACTTTGATGTTGTGCCTGACGGTTATAGTGCAGTGGATACCTTGAATGACGATATCCCCTTTGGTAACACTGGTAGCTAAAACATAACATCAACAAGGGTGCTACACATATTGTAATATGGTAGTGAGTTGGCTAGTGTAGGGTGGGTACGCCAATTATTAAGGAGATATTATAGATGACTGATTATGTAAATAATCCACCACATTATAAGAATGGTGATATACAATGTATTCAAGCTATTGAATCAGCATTATCACCAGAAGAGTTTAGAGGTTTTTGTAAAGGTAATGTAATTAAGTATACTTGGAGAGAACAATATAAAGGTAAAGACCAAGACCTTTCAAAAGCTTTATGGTATCTAACTAGGTATTTAGAAAAGGAAAACAAATGAAAACTATAGATACTTTAATTGAAGATATACATACTCTGTTAGAGACAGGAATTAATACTTCAACTGTTCAGAATCGTGATAAGATTCGTGACTTTGCTATGGAAATATCTAGTTCTGTTGCTCGTCAATTAGGTGAGGGAAAACGTGAGAAGATGACCTCACTACGTATGTCACAGATTGGTAAGCCAGATAGACAGCTTTGGTATGAATTAAAAAGTCCAGTAGAGCCAGCACCGATTGACGGTCAAACTAAACTAAAGTTTATTATGGGAGATATCCTAGAGGCTCTTCTTATTCTACTCACTGACCTGTCAGGACATAAAGTAACAGAGCAACAGAAAGAAGTAGAGATTGATGGTGTTAAAGGCCACAAGGACTGTCGTATAGATGGCACTGTGGTAGATATCAAGTCTGCCTCTTCCTATGCCTTTAAGAAGTTTAAAGAAGGCACGTTGCATACTGATGACCCATTCGGATATATAGCTCAGATATCTGGCTATGCCGAAGCAGGTAAAGACGAAGAAGCTGCATTCTTTGCTATTGATAAATCATCTGGTGAAATGACTGTTATGAAAGTTGAACCTATCAGAATGATAAATGCAAAGCAAAGAATAGGAAAGGTTAAGAATTTTATTAGTTCTGATATACCACCTGCAAGATGCTATCCTGATGAAGAGGATGGTAAGTCTGGTAACAGAAAGCTTGCTATTGGCTGTGTCTACTGTCCTTTTAAAGAAGATTGCTGGAAGGATGCTAATGGTGGACGAGGACTTAGAAAGTTCCAATACTCTAATGGTATTAGATATCTTACGCAGGTAGGTAAAGTACCTGATGTAAAAGAAGTTGCCTAATGGGTAAGAAAAAAAATAGAGACAGAAACGAGCACAACTATCGTTCTAATTCAGAATATAACTGTGCTTGTTTTTTAAATAAAAATAAGGTTGAGTTTGAATATGAAACATTCAACATACCTTACTTGTGGCAAGAGGATAAGAAGTACATACCTGATTTTATTCTTCCTAACGGCATCATATTAGAAGTCAAAGGAAGGTTTATGTTGGAAGACAGAAAGAAACATTTGTTTATACGTGACCAGCATCCTGAATATGATATTAGGTTTGTCTTTGATAATCCAAATAGAAAACTATACAAAGGCGGTAAGATGACTTATGGAGATTGGTGTGATAAATATGAGTTTCTTTACTGCAAAGGTGGAGAGGGAATACCAAAAGCATGGTTGAGAACAAATGCAAATAAAGGATATAATCCTAGCAGAAGACGAGCAGGTTGAGCTTAAAACGGCAGAGAAGACTTTATTCTTAACTGTCATACTACAAGCACTACTTGACGCAACAAAGCCCCGATATGATGGCGAACCTACTAACTCTATTCTTGAAAGAGAAAGAGCTATAGCTTGGTTCTTTGCATCAGTCGGGGTGACTGCTGAAGATTTTCATTCTGTATGTGACTATGCAGGAGTTAATCCTGTGTACATGAGAGAGTTTGCTTTCAAGGTTCTCAAGTCAGGCGAGGTTGAATACGTTAGAAAAAGAATTAATGCTGTTTTGGGGCATGAATAGTATTGTAATTTTATCTTTATTGTGATACAATTTTAAATTCCAACTCAGTTCAAGAAAGGGATATCAATGAATAATTATTTACCTACAGATTACCAAAACTTTATTGCCTTGTCACGATATGCTCGTTGGAAAGAAGACGAACAAAGACGTGAAACATGGCCTGAAACAGTTGGCAGATACTTTGATTATATGTCTGACCATCTTAACAAAAAGCACGGCTATAATCTTGAAGACGAATTACGCAACGAACTAGAGGAAGCCGTGCTCACACAACAAATAATGCCATCCATGAGAGCATTGATGACTGCAGGTCCAGCGTTAGACCGTTGTCATGTTGGTGGCTATAACTGTTCTTACATTCCTGTAGACAGTCCTCGTGCCTTTGACGAGTGTATGTACATCCTAATGTGTGGTACAGGTGTTGGCTTCTCAGTTGAACGTAACAACATTGACAAGCTTCCCATTGTGAACGAAGCATTTCATAAAACAGATACAGTTATCAAGGTGGGTGATAGCAGACCCGGTTGGGCAAAATCTTTACGTGAAATGATTGCTATGCTATATGCTGGTCAGATTCCTAAATGGGATGTATCAGAGGTACGCCCTGCAGGAGCAAGGCTCAAGACTTTTGGTGGACGTGCATCAGGTCCAGCCCCTTTGATTGACCTGTTTAATTTTTGCATTGACATCTTTAAAAATGCAGCAGGACGTAGACTATATCCTATTGAGTGCCATGACCTGATGTGTAAGATTGGTGAGGTTGTGGTAGTAGGTGGTGTACGTAGGTCAGCCCTTATCAGCCTGTCCAATCTAAACGATGACCAGATGAGCCATGCTAAATCAGGACAGTGGTGGGAAAATGAAGGTCAACGTGCATTGGCAAATAACTCTGTAGCATATAAAGAAAAGCCTCAGATGGGTACATTCATGCGTGAGTGGCTGTCTCTATATGAATCTAAGTCTGGTGAACGTGGTATCTTTAATCGTGAATCAGCCAAGGTGCAAGCAGCAAGTAATGGACGGAGAGATGCAGACCATGAGTTTGGTTGTAACCCTTGTTCAGAAATTATTCTACGTCCTTATCAGTTCTGTAATCTTTCAGAGGTGGTTGTACGTGCTACAGATAACTTGGAAACATTAGAAAACAAAGTTCGTCTGGCAACTATTCTTGGCACATTTCAAGCTACACTGACAGACTTTAAATATATACGTAAAATCTGGAAGGATAACACAGAAGAAGAAAGACTTCTTGGTGTATCTCTTACAGGTATTTTAGACAATCAATTAATGTCTGGTAAGAGTGCTATGTTTGGTATGAATATTAAAACTACTTTACAAACTCTAAAGGATAAAGCAATTGAGACAAATAAACATATGTCTAAATCTCTTGGAATACCACAGGCTGCAGCAATTACTTGTGTCAAACCATCAGGTACAGTATCTCAGTTGGTAGACAGTGCATCAGGTATTCATGCTCGTCACAACCCATATTATATTCGTACTGTACGTGGTGATAATAAAGACCCACTTACGCAGTTTATGATTGCACAGGGTATTCCTGCAGAGCCAGATGTAATGAAGCCTGATAGCACAACAGTCTTTAGCTTCCCTATGCAGTCACCTGCAGGGGCTGTATGCCGTACAGATATGACAGCTATTGAACAGCTTGAATTATGGTTGATGTATCAACGTCATTGGTGCGAACATAAACCGTCTGTTACAATCTCTGTTAAAGAAGAAGAGTGGATGGACGTAGGTTCATGGGTATACGAACACTTTGACGAGGTATCAGGTATTAGCTTCCTACCTTTTAGTGAGCATACATATCAGCAAGCACCTTATCAGGACATTACAAGCATAGAGTATGACGAGGCCAAGATAAAGATGCCTGAAAAAATTAATTGGTCTTTGCTTTCAGACTTTGAAAAAGAAGACACAACATCAGGTGGACGTGAGTTAGCTTGTACTGCAGGGGTCTGCGAAGTTGTAGATTTAGATGCAGCATGAGTAACATTGTAAACATACCACCATGTAAAGTTTGGGTGAGAAAAGAATACCTGACAGACCATCAGTCTGGATATGGTGAATTTGTAGAAGGGTATTGGGTAACGGCAAAGTCGTTACCCGGTAGAACCTTTTACTTTGAGACTTACCTTCCTGCATATGCAGCTATGTATGATAAACTTCCTATATCTGCATTTGTATCAGAGCCTAAGACACCAGATCCTGACCTTCCTCTGGATGAGTTACAGTTCTGGAACTGCATGGACTATGGTGTAACTGCCATTGAAAAGCAGTTTATAGGTTCTATGGGTTTCCAAGCTCGAACAAAGAGGCATGGAATGATAGGTGGTAAATATCTTTTTACTCTGGATAATTTGCATGAAAACATTCAACAGATTGATTGTAATGTAAGTGAAGTTCCACAGGAACATAAATCATTTAACTGCCTTGAACTTGAGAATGGACAGTATTGTCTATATCCTAACAACAGAATGAGAATATATGATGTATCTCTTTCACCTAAAGATGTTAAGATACCAGACTTTAAAGTATCTACAGAATATTATGAAGTAGAAAATCCTTTTTCAGATTGGGGAACACTAGGAGACACTGAAGAATACTTTTGGAAAACGGAGAATGAAGAATGAGCATGAGAGAAAATATTTTAAGTGCATTAAAAAAACACGCTTATGGTAATATTGAATTGCATAAAATGAATATAGAAGTATATTTAAAAAATCCTGCAGGTATTGGAGAGCACTCTGATATTATGGAAGCTATTCAAGCAGAGTTGGATAAAATGGCTATGCATGAAGATAGACTTGATGTAATTGATAATTGGATAGAAGACCATAGAGTTTTAGTTCAAGAATGATTGAATGTAGTGGACTAGACTTGTTGTGGTGGCAGTGGTGGATACTTGTAATGATTACAGTAAACACCCTGCTTAACCTAATTGTTTTCTTTAGACATAGGTTTAGAAAAAACAATTGACAATTATAAAATGATAGAGTATAATTGTAGATAATTGCAATTGAAAGGAGTATATGATGGAAGATTTATCAATGCTTGAAGAACAAATTAAAGAAACAGAAGCACAACTTAAAGAGCTTAGATCAGAGTATCGTGAAAAGAAAACGGCAGGTCTTCGTGCAGCTTTTGCTGCTCGTGAAGATGCTAATCGTATGATTCGTGAAGAGATGAAAAACTTAGGATATCATAGTCCTTTAAATATATTTAGGTAATATTATGTTTATAGAAAAAAGACCAGTAATTTATGTTGGATATGATTCAAGGGAGCATGAAGCCTATGAGGTATTACGTAAATCAATTCTTAGATACAATCAAAAGTTTGACATCATACCTCTCGTACAACCAGCCCTTCGTAGAGCAGGGTTGTATAGGCGCACTATTCGTTTTGATAGTAATGCTGAGTCTGTCACTAGGATAGATGAGTTTGATGGTAGACCTTTTAGTTCTGACTTTACCTTCACTAGGTTCTTAGTTCCTGCTATTAACCAGTACGATGGTCTTGCATTGTTTATGGATGCAGATATGTTTGTACGTTGGGATATTGAAGAACTGTTTGAAAAGTTTGGTAATCGTGAGGAGTTTGCTGTACAGGTAGTTAAACATAATTACAGACCCAAAGAAGGACTAAAAATGGACGGTCAGATACAGCAGAACTATAATCGCAAGAACTGGTCAAGCTTTATTCTTTGGAATTGTTCACATCCTTCTAATTTAAACTTAACTGTGGATGATGTAAATACAAAGACAGGAAGCTGGCTACATGGTTTTTCTTGGCTATCTGATGATGAAATTGGTTGTCTTGACCATGAATGGAACTGGTTAGATGGTTGGTCACCAGAAGCTATTGTGCCTAAAAATGTACACTTTACTACAGGTGGTCCTTGGTTTGAGGATTGGAAAGGTGAACGTAAATCAGACACAGAATATGCTGGAGAATGGCAAGCATTTAAAAGCAAAGTATTTATGGATAAACTTGTAGGAGAAGTAATATAATGTATATTTTTGTGACATCATTTAGTGAATCTGGATACCACGAGTATGCTAAGAATATGCTTGAAAGTGTAGTAGAAAAATGGAATCCAAAACACTTCAAGCTTTATGCTTACTACCATGACTTTGATATTAACTCTGTTGATGCACCTCAGTCTGAAACAATTGAGTATAGAAACCTTAATGATATTGAGGAGATGCTTCAATACCGTGAACGTATGAAGCAGCATGACGGTACAAACGGTGGTACACAAGCATACAACTGGCGTATGGATGCAATTAAATGGTGTCACAAAGTATATGCTTTGTCTGACCTTGCATTTGAAATGATGGAAGAAGAGTATGACGAAAGCAACTGGATGATTTGGTTAGATGCAGATACAGTAACCACCAAACGACTAGACATAAAGCAGTTTCCTAAGTGGCTTCCTGATAAAGCAGACTTAGTACATCTTGGCAGAAAGGATGCAGATTACAGTGAAACAAGTTTCCTTGGTTTTAACCTCTCTTCTCATAATACTTGTAGTATTATTGCTGATTTCCGTGGTGCATACACTATCGGAGAAACCATTTCATATAGAGAATGGCATGACGGATTTATCTTTGAACGGTTACTCAACATCTACAAAGCCCACGGGATGGTTACCAAAAACTTATCTGAACACGCTAGAGGATTAGCAGCTTTTGCTCAGTCACCTTTGTCAGAATATTTTAATCATTACAAAGGTAATCTAAAAAAGAAACTTAGTAATACAGAAGTTTCACCAGATGTAACAGGCCCACGTAGATATAAACAACTTGCAGATATTATACGTTTCTATAAACCAAGTACCATTCTTGAAACAGGTACATGGAATGGTGGACGTGCAGTAGAAATGTCTCTCGCTGCCTTTGAAAATACAGACAAGGTTCACTATATTGGTTTTGATTTATTTGAAGAAGCAACAGAAGAATCTGATGCATATGAAATGAATAGTAAAGCACACAATACAATAGAGGCTGTTAAAAAAAGATTAGAAGATTTTAAAGTTCGTATGATAAAGACAGGCAAAGAGTTTACTTTTGAATTACATAAAGGTGATAGTAAGAAAACATTACCTGCTTGTAAGTCTTTAAAGAAAGTAGACTTTGCATATATAGATGGTGGACACTCTTATGAAACTGTAAAATCAGATTGGGAAGTAGTTAAAAAACATATTCCTGTTGTTGTCTTTGATGATTTCTTTTCAAAAGACAAAGAAGGAAATCTTCCTAAAGAAGAACATCTTGGTGTAAACAAACTTATGAAGGAGATTGAAGCGTATGGAAAAATCGTATTACCTAGTGCTGACGGTGTTCTTGGTGGTGGCATTACACATCTTTGTTTTGTAGCAAACAAAAAAGGTTTGTCTAAGCTTCCTGAAGAATTAACTCGTGTACCTATTATGGTAACCCCTAAAGATTCACGTCCTAAACAAGAAATTATTGACAATGTAAAAGCAAACTCAGAACTTATAGAAGATTTTGATTTTATTAAAACAAGTAAAGTTAATAATGAAACAGCAATCATTGTCTCTGGTGGTACTATTGACTTTAAAAAATTAAAGCAACGTATTAAAGCAACAAACAATAAAGTCTTTTGTGTTAAACATAGCTATCCTAAACTGTTAAAAAATGGTATTAAACCTTTTGCCTGTGTTATTCTTGACCCACGACCTATTGAGGGTGTTAGTACACATGGTATTGTTCGTAAAGATTTATTTAAAAAAGTAGATAAAGATACAATATTTCTTGTAGCTTCTATGACTGACCCCTCAGTTACTAAACATCTTCTTAGTAAAGGTGCAAATGTAAAAGGATGGCAAGCATATTCAGATGCACTACGTGATATGAATGTTAAAAATAAAATTGTTGTAGATAAAGAAACAGGTATTAATGAAGGTGCTACACTTATCACCGGGGGTACTTGTGCAGCTATGAGAACACTTGCTATTGGACACACACTTGGTTTTCGTAACTTTGAGTTGTTTGGTTTTGATTGTTCTGTAGATGAAGTAACAGAAGAAATGAAAAAAGAAACTACGGACACAGAAAAAACTAAACCTAAATATATGAAAGTAGAACTATCAGGTAAACACTTCTGGACAACAGGAGAATTACTTGCTATGGCTCAAGACTGTGAAAAGTTATTTGAACAAGCTGAGATTGACATGGGTATTATATTCCACGGTGAAGGTACTCTATGTGCTCAAGTATTTGAAAACTCAATGCGTGGAAAAGAAAAACATTACTCAGAGTTATTAAATGTCGCAGCTTAATGATAAGCAAGAACAGTTTTGTCAGAACTATGTCCTCAGTCGAAATGCTACGAAAGCGGCAAAGGCTGCAGGATATAGTGAGTCCTCTGCCTATAACCAAGGTCATAGACTTTTACAAGAAGAACGAATACAAGAAAGGCTTAAAGAACTTACTAATGAAATGGTGACCAATGTAGATGTGGTCAGTGAGATTGAAAAGCAATATGAAGTAGCTCGTAATGGTGGACACGGAACAACAGCTTTAAAAGCTTTGGAGTTGTTGTCTCGTGTAAGAGGTAATAATACAGACGTAGAAGACCAAACAACAGAAAGCCTAGAGGAAGACATAAAAGGAATTATGCAAGCTCTAGGCTTTGAACAATGTTTTCTTCTTTTTGCAGAAGCTTTCCCAGATGAGTTTAATAATGAAGAAGAGGATGACGAACTACTTCTTACCGAAGAACTTAGTAGCACTACGGACACCGAAGCTGGCAGCTACGATAACCCCTAAACTATATTGATACCATTCAGGCATCATTTCTAATTGTTTAAAACCATTAGCAACTACTTCTTCCATACCCGGAATGAAAGCTAAAATTAATGGGATTGAAAACAGTATTACTAACCACTCGTCTTTCCAACTTGACGATGAGGCACGAGCCATTTCCAAATCCCAATCAATTTCTCCAGTGGCTTTCTTTTCCATTATTGTAGCTTCAGCTTTTGCTTTAGCTACTTTTGCTTCCGTCTTTGCTTTTGATTTTTCTACAGAACCTTTTAACCAAGTTCCTGCCAACTCTGAAACTGGACCTATAAGGGCTGTCCACATATCCTATCTCCCTTGCTTTTGATATTGCTACACCTATTATTTAAAACTCTCCGTTTTTCATAGCATCTGATAAAATTGTAGCACGTCTTCCTACTTGTCTAGCCCATTTAGAATCTAACATTTCTATTGATGCAGCTTCCCACTTTTTTTCATATATTGCGTTCCACATTTTTTTAAACTTACATAATCTTGGAACACCCATATTAAATGCCATATCCATTAGTACAAGTTGTCTTGTGCTATCTAATTCCTCTACACATTTATGTACTGCACATAGTTCACGTTCCACAATCTTAACATCATTCATTGCAAGATAACGTGCATCTGCTTCTGTAATACCATGTTCATAGACAGCATCCATATGAGGATAGTCCATGTAGTCAAGTTCTTCTTTGCTTATGCCACGGTCTTTTAAGTTCCTACCTATTCCTATTGTGTCTATTCCAAGTGTATCTTGGTATACAGTAAGAACCATTCCCTCATGTTCTATAAGCTTATCTAAAAAATGTGATTCACTATACTTCATTTTTTATTACTAAACCCAAAATAAGATGCGACTAGGGCTGACAAGCTCCCATACATCATCATCAGTATTGCTTCTGCACTGGCAAACCTTCCCGGACTTACAAGCACAGCTATCGTTGTCACAATCATTATCGCAAGTGCAACCCACGCCATGTACCTTCTGTTCTTCTGGTACGTCTTCTTGTCTGGTATTGTTTCGTTCATTTAGCATATCCTTACCTTACATATGTTTGAAGTGGTTTAAATATATCTAATCCTGATATACGTGGCTCTTTAATTTTTTTACCAGTTCTAACATCTACCACTGTACCATCTGGAAGATATAATAAACCTTTTTCTCTATCTAATCTTGAACCTATTGGACTTGGTGTTGTACCATAAAGACCTGCAAGAAATGCATCACGTTGTGTAGCGTCTGCCAAGTCCATTGTTTGAGTACCTACACCACGTTGATAGTAATCATCAGGTGTTACTTCAGGTGTTGCAGTTTCTCCTGCTTGTAATGTACCACTTCCATCTGCTATACTAGCTAATCCACTATCACCACCGTCACCCATAGGACTTGGACCTGTTCCTACAATACGACCATCTGGCATTGTTACATACCTTGTAAAGCTTGTACCATCTGCACTAGTTACATTAGTAGGAACACCACCTCTTTCTAAAGCATCAATCATTGCTTTTCTATTTCTATCACCTAAAAAGTTTAAAGCTTTTCCAGCTAATCCGGGTAAGTTACTGCTTCCCATATCTCTTTGTAAATTTGCAATAGCTTCTGCTCTATCTGTTCTATCTCTATAAGCATAATAAGGGTCACCATCCTGCATACCCAAAGGACCAACAGTTGCTTTACCAGCTTTAATATCTTCTATATCTGCTCCTCTTCCACCTAAAGCAGATAAAACTTCTTCTTCTGAAGCATCTCCATAAGTTGTTGGCGTAGAAGAAGTACTACTTCCAGTATCCCTATTAGGTTCTTGACCACCTCTTGAACCATCGTCTGGTCCGGGAGAATAATCAACATCTTTACCTTCACCAGTAACACCACCTTCATCAAAATCAAAAAAGAAAGCAGGAATACCCATAGGTCCGGGGTCACCAGAACCACCAAGACGTTTTAATGCATCTGCTTCTGAGCCTGTAATATAGGCAAGCATATGAGGCTGTCCCTTAATAGTAGTATTACGGGGTGCTTTAACTAAGCTTGCTAGTCCTTTTTTCTTTGCCATTATTTTTCTATCCTTGTATTATAAAGTCTCTGATATAAGTTGTAAACACTATCAGGTATGGTTGTTAGTGGTCCTTGAAATGTTTCTCTGGGTTTAGGTTCTGTTGGAACAAAAACATTTTGGTCTGCAGAAAATAACATTTCTAATTCACTAGGTTGTAGCTGTCTTTTTTTACCGCCCATAGTTATATCTTGTGTTAAACCTTCTACTGTATAACCAACATCTTTATATAATTGTATCACAGAACGTAATTCTTCAAAACCTTCAAACCTTATTTTTTGTGCATTAATATATTCTTCTTCTACTTCTTCAGGTGTAGCATTAGGATTATTTAATATTTGTTTTAATCTATTGTCAGCTTTTTTTATTTTAGATATAGGAGTATATATGTTTCTACTTATTCCTGCAGAAAGGTCTTGATTAGTTCTTCTTATACCTAATAAAGCAGGAACATCTATATCACCTTCTGATATAGTATATAAACTATCTGACAATCCTTGGTTATAATAATTTTTTCTTCTTTCCATATATTTAAGATAACTAGGGTCAAACAAATCTATAAGTTGTTTACCTAATGCTTCTGATATTCCCATTTCAGGAGAAGACAAATCTTGTTTTCCTTTAGCAAAATCTAT